CTAAGAAGTACTTTTATTAATGGAACTGAGGTAACTTTGAGTTCTATTGGTGTTAATGATTACTTTATCGTGAGAAATTCAAATGTTGGGTTTGGAACAACTACACTTACATCTATAGATACTTCAGGAAATACTGTTGGAGTTGGAACTTCCTTTGTTGATAATGTTTATAGAGTTGAAAGCACTGAAACCATTTCTACTAATATTTCTGGCGTTACCACTTTTGTGAAACGAATATTTACCAATGTTGACGACTTTGCAAGTGGATACAGTGGTCTTACTGGTATTAACACTTCAGATTTCTTTGGATCATTCAGTTGGGGAAGAATAGATTTAGTTGGAAGAACTAAGTCTATTTCGTATAATGCATATACTGAATCTGGAATTGGTATAACAGATGTGAGTGGTATTTCTACTTCAACTCAGGTCTTTAGATCTAACTCTTTGAAGTTCAAAGATTATGATGTCGAATGAGTAATAAATAAATAAAAACTCTGTCAAAATGGCTGCTATTATAACGGATCAAGTTAGAATATTGAATGCGAAAAATTTTGTTGCTGGGGTTAAAAACTCCAGCAACTCTTATTATTCTTTTGTAGGTTTGCCAAATCCTACTGACTATCAATCTAATTGGGATTCTTCTCCCCCAGCACCTAAAGATAGTTTTGATCAAGAGAATGATTATTGGGATTCAATGATTGCCTTGAAAAAGATTACTGCGGCAGATGTTAAGCAAGTTGTTCCAAAAAGAACTTGGACTTCTGGAACAGTCTATGATATGTATAGACATGATTATAGTAGGACAAACACAGCAGCTGTTTCTGGTGCAACAACACTATATCTTGCAAATTATTTTGTAATCAATAAAGATTTCAGAGTTTATATTTGCTTGAATAATGGAATTTCTCCAGAAAATCCAGATGGAAAACCATCTCTTACAGAACCAACATTTACTGATTTGGAGCCCAGATCAGCAGGTACTGGTGGCGATGGTTACATTTGGAAATATCTTTACACAATTTCTCCAAGTGATGTTGTTAAGTTTGAATCAACAGATTATATGCCGGTTCCTGCTGATTGGAGCACTTCGGCAGATAATGCTTCGGTTAGAGATAATGCTGTTGATGGGTCTATCAAAATAGTAACTGTAACTAACTCTGGTGTTGGACTAGGAACTGCAAATACTACTTATACTTCAGTTCCAATCAAAGGAGATGGCAGTGGTGCAGAGTGTACTATAGTCATAAATTCTGATTCTAAAGTTAGTTCCGTAACTGTTTCTAATCAAGGTTCTGGATATACTTATGGAAATGTTGATTTGATTGCTGGAGGAGTCCCAACAGGAACTACTAGACCAACTTTTGATGTTATTATTTCACCACAAGGTGGTCATGGTGCCGATATTTACAGAGAATTGGGTGCTTACAATGTTCTTTTATATTCTAGAATTGAAAATGATAATGAAAATCCCGATTTTATCATAGGAAATCAAATTGCTAGAGTCGGAGTTGTAGAAAATCCACAGCAGTTTAGTTCTACAACATTACTCTCTGCAGATAAAGTAAGCGCACTTGGTGCTATAAAGTTAGTAGGTACAGGATATAGTACTGCAACATTTACTGCTGATTCATATTTTACCCAAACAGTTTCAACTGGAGTCACCGCTGTTGCTAGAGTAGTCAATTATGATCAAAATACTGGTGTTTTGAAATATTGGCAAGATAGAGCTGTTGCTGGATTTAACACTGTTGGAACTGCACAAACTCAACCAACATATTCTTTTGATTTGGTAGATTTCAGTTCATCTCCAGGAAGTGGGGGTTCTCTGAATATTACTCCAACATCGGGTCAAACATTATCAATTGATTCTGATTTTTCAGGTATATCTACGGTAATAAATAATCGTACATATTATCTTGGTCAGAATTTTACGAGTGGTTTATCTAATCCAGAGGTTAAGAAACATTCTGGAAATATCATTTACGTTGACAATCGTCCTTCTATCACTCGATCGTCAAGCCAAAAGGAAGACATAAAAGTTATCTTGCAGTTCTAAAGAATTATGCCCCAACAAACGAACCTCAACGTATCACCATATTTTGATGATTTTGATGCATCTGACGATTATCATAAGGTACTTTTTAAACCAGGATATCCTGTTCAAGCAAGAGAGTTAACTACTCTTCAATCAATATTATCAAACCAAATTGAAAAGTTTGGACAACACTTTTTTAAAGAAGGTGCTAAAGTAATACCGGGAAATATTTCATATAATAGGAACTATTTTGCTATTCAGTTAGAAAATACGTTTCAAGGTGTTCCAGTTTCTGCTTATGTAGATCAGTTAGTTGGAACAACAATTGTTGGGCAAACTTCTGGGGTCAGTGCTTTTGTTGATAGTATTTTGCTCCCAGAAAATTCTGAAAGAGGAAACTTAACGCTTTATATCAATTATATAAATTCCAGCACCACCAATAACTCAACTCAAACTTTTTTTGATGGAGAACTTTTAACCACTAACGAGGTTATAGTTTCAGGATTGTTAGGAAATACTACAATCCCTGTTGGAGCTCCATTTGCATCCACTCTGGCAAATTCTGCAGCTGCTACTGGGTCAGTTTTTCAAATTGAGCAAGGTATTTATTTTATACGTGGAACTTTTGTAAATGTTAATAGAGAAACATTATTACTTGACCAATATTCAACCGCACCAAGTTATAGAATAGGACTTTTTGTCAATGAAGAAATCATTAATTCTGATTTAGATGAATCTCTTAATGATAATTCTCAAGGATTTAATAATTATGCAGCACCTGGCGCAGACAGACTTAAAATAAGTACTAGTTTGTTTAAAAAATCTCTTGATGATTTTAATGACGACAATTTTGTTTTACTTGCAACAGTAACTGATGGAGTTCTTCAGGCAACTCCACCACTCAAAGGAGATTTTGGTGGTGGTCCAGGTTATCTTGAAATTAGGGATACTTTGGCAAGAAGAACTTTTGATGAATCTGGAAACTATTTTGTAAAACCGTTTGACATTAGTATTGTCAATTCTTTAAATGATGGTTTGGGTAATGGGGGAATATTTAATGCGGGACAGTTCACTCCAAGTGGAACTACACCTATAGAAGGATTAGCACTTTGTAAAGTTTCTCCAGGTAAGGCATATGTTAAAGGATTTGAAATTGAAACAATAAATGCAAAATATCTTGATTTAGATAAACCAAGAACATCAAAAACTATTGAAAATCAAAATATAGTATACAATACAGGACCAACATTAAATGTTAATAGAGTTTATAGATCTCCATCGGTTGGTTTTGGAACATATATTGTAAGTCTTAGAGATCAGAGAGTTGGTTCTAATCAAGAGTCAGCTCCTGGAAATGAAGTTGGATTAGCAAGAGTATATGATTTTAAATTAGAATCGGGTTCTTATGATGCAGCAAATGGCGATATCAATCAGTGGGATCTTGCTTTATATGATGTTCAAACAAATGTTAATATCACTTTAAATGAATCCACAACATTATCTGTTCCTACTCAGGTAAAGGGTGCTAATAGTGGAGCAACTGGATTTTTAAGATATGCAGTTTCTGCAGGAACAGCAGCAACCGTTTATGAAACTGAAGGAACATTTATTCCAAATGAAAAACTAATCTTCAATGGTATTGAAAATGGTAGGATTGCTATAGCAATTACTGAGCGTAATATTTCTGAGGTAAAATCTGTTTATGGAATGGAGGGATATGATGGAGATCCCTCTACAGTTGGTGTATCAACATTTAGTGCTGATGTTGTTCAGTCAACAAAGTTTTTTGTTGGTATTGCTACAATCAGTCCTTTTTCGGGCGGTTTAAGCACAGTCACTGGAAAAAATCCAAACTTTCCAGGAACTATTGTAAAAGAAAATGATTTGATAGAATACACTGATACAACTGCAGGTTTGAGAAATGATCCTATTTTTGCAAGAGTTGTTAGTGTTGGAACAACTACAATAAACATAGAGCAAGTTGCGGATGTAGCAGGAGTCTCTAGTTCATTCCTTCCATCATCAACTTTAAGTGTAACCGACTTAAAAGTTCTTCAAACTCAACTTGCATCAACTTCAGAGGCAGCGTTATACACTCCATTAGCCAAATCAAATATTTCTAATGTTGACATTTCAGGTGCAACTTTAGTAATCAGAAAAACTTTTAGCGTTGATATAGCAGACAACGAGTTATCTTCGACTGTATCTGCTGGAGAAAATGAAGTATTTTTACAGTTTGATGAAGAGAGATATTTATTAACTAGATCGGATGGAACTACTGAAGTTTTAACCGCAGATAAATTTGATATTAGCGAAGACGGCAAAACATTACAAATTCGCAATCTTGGATCGAATAATACTGGTGCAACTTTAGTTGCAACATTAAATAAAACTAATCCAAAAGCAAAAGTTAAAATTAAAAATAGAGTAAACTCTATTGTCGTTGATAAATCAAAACTAGAAGGATCTGGAATTGGTACAACAACTTTAAATAATGGACTTACATATGGAAACTTCCCCTTTGGAACAAGAGTTGAAGATGAAGTAATTTCTTTAAATTTCCCAGATATTATAGAGATTCATGGAATTTATGAATCTGCTGATACATCTAATGCATCGGCACCCAATATGTCATTGTTGTCGATCAATAGTTCATCAACGACTACTGCAGAGTTATTGATTGGAGAAAAGTTAATTGGCCAAACTAGTGGTGCAATAGCAATAGTAACAGAAAAACTTAGCGATTCTTCAATTACATATATCAGTAAAACTGAAACTTTGTTTATTGAAGGAGAAACGATTCAATTCCAAGAATCAAATATTACCGCAGTTATTTCTAGTATTGATTCTCCAAGTTTCAATATTTCTCCGAATTACACATTTAGTACAGGTCAAGAAAGTACTTTCTATGATCAAGGACGTATTAGAAGAAAGAAGGATAAGTCTGCTCCTGAGAAGCAGTTAAAAATATATTTCTCAAATTCAACTTTCAGTTCAACAGATACTGGAAATGTTATTACTGTAAACTCGTATAATAACTACGATTATGGGAAAGAAGTCAATAGCGTAGATGTATATAGAAATTCAGATATTATTGATATTAGACCAAGAGTTTCTAGTTATACAGTAGAATCTGGGTCCAGATCTCCTCTTGAGTTTTTAGGTAGATCATTTAACAATACTGGACAAACTTCTACATTACTCGCATCGAACGAAGCAATAAAACTGGATTATTCGTATTATCAAGGAAGGATTGATAGATTATACTTATCTAAAGATGGTAGATTCCAAATTATATACGGAGTTCCTTCAGATGATCCACAAAGACCAGAGCCAATTGATGATGCCATAGAACTTTGCACAATATCACTTCCCCCATATCTTTATAATCCAGAGGATGCTCAACTTTCATTCCTAGATTATAAGAGATATCGAATGAGAGATATCAAAAAACTTGAAGACAGAATAAAAAGTCTTGAATATTACACTGCATTATCTTTACTTGAAAAAGAAACTGCAAACTTCTTTATTCCCGATGCAGATGGTTTAAATCGATTCAAGTCTGGATTTTTTGTAGACAACTTTAGTGGTTTTTCTACACAGGAAACTAATGCAGTCATTAATAACTCTATTGATAGGAAGTTTAGTGAACTAAGGCCAAAACATTATACAACTTCGGTTGATATGATACTTGGACCAGTTGTAGGTGCAAATACAAATGATGATGTTGATTTTGGTGCAATTGAAGGCAATAATATTAGAAAACAATCTGGGGCAATAATCCTAGATTATGCTGAAGTTGAATATCTCAAACAAAGTTTTGCAACAAGAACTGAAAGTGTTACTCCATTTTTGATTACTTTTTGGAATGGAACGCTGGAGTTAACACCAGCATCCGACAACTGGGTTGATCAAGCAAGACTTGAAGCAAAGATTATTCAACAAGAGGGTGATTATACATCAACATTTAATCTTTTAGCAGACAATGGACAAATTGACCCACAAACTGGATTTGGTCCTATTATCTGGGATTCTTGGGAAACTAACTGGACTGGTATTGAAGAGGTAGAGTCCACTAGAAGAAGATTCATCAGTGGTGGTCCAGATGTCGTGGAACGTGGTAATCCTGCTCGCGTCCGTCGTAGGAGAGAAACTACACGAACTGTTACAGACAGGGTTGTTCAAGAAACATTTGTATCTAGAACAGAAACTGGAACAGAAAGTAGAAGTGGCACCAGAACTCTTATCACCGAACAGTTTGAACAAACTTCCATTGGAGATAAAGTTGTAAGTAGAGATCTGATTGCATTTATGAGATCTAGAAATATTGAGTTTGTTTCTAAGAGAGTTAAACCACTAACAAGACTTTATGCGTTTTTTGATGGCGTGAATGTCTCCAAGTTCTGTGTACCAAAACTTTTAGAAATTTCCATGACTTCTGGAACTTTCGAAATTGGAGAAACTGTAACTGGTGAAGTTATTACAACTGGTCTCGAATCACCCATTAGTCCCGAAACAAATCCTTCAATTAGATTTAGAGTTGCTCAATCTAACCATAAAGAAGGACCATATGATTCTCCATTAAAAACATATTCAAAAAATCCATATACAAGTAGAGATTTATCATCTGCATATTCATCAACATCTACTATTTTGAATGTTGATACAGCATCTCTTTCTACTGAAGCAAGAGGAGACTTCTTTGGATATGTTAAATCAGGTATGGTACTCAGAGGTACAAGAAGTGGTGCTTTGGCAACAATAACTAATGTAAGACTTATTACAGACATATCTTCAACTTTGATTGGAAGTTTTTATATTCCAAATGGAAATAATAATGTTACTCATCCAAGATTTGAAACAGGAACTAAAACATTTACCCTTGTAGATGATATTGATAACAATCAGGATATTTCAACAACATTTGCTGAGGAATCCTTTACTTCATCTGGAACCCTTGAAAATATTCAAGAAAATATTATTTCGGTTAGAAATGCAAGAATTGAGACAAGAAATGAGTTACAAAGTAGAAGTATCAATAGAGACCTTGGAACAGAGCTTGTAAGAACTGAAACTATTTCTGAAACGAGAAGAACACAAACTGTTATTCGATATGGAGATCCTCTTGCACAATCTTTCTTAGTTGAAGATGAAACTGGAATATTTTTAACAAGTTGTGATATATTCTTTAGAACTAAAGATGATGGAGAAATTCCGGTTATTGTGCAACTAAGAACCATGTCAAATGGATCTCCCACTACAAAGGTTCTTCCTTTTTCTGAAGTAGTTTTAGATCCTAGTGAGGTTTTAGTGTCCGGAGACGGATCTGTAGCAACAAATATTCAATTTAAATCTCCTGTATATTTGGAAGGGAACATTGAGTATGCGATATGTTTGTTATCCAACTCAACTAAGTATGAAGTTTACATCTCTAGAGTTGGAGAGGCAGATCTTCTGACCGATACTTTCATTTCAAACCAACCATATCTTGGATCACTGTTTAAGTCCCAAAATGCTTCAACTTGGGAACCCAGTCAATGGGAAGATCTCAAGTTTACTCTGTTTAGAGCAGATTTTATTGAAAATGGTTCTGTAGAGTTTTACAGTCCTGAACTTACTGAAGGAAATAGACAAATTGCATCCCTGAATCCAGATCCGATTATCTTGAACTCTAGACAGATTAGAGTTGGTCTTGGAACTACAGTGGCAGACTCTTATGAGATTGGAAATACTTTCTCTCAGCAAACAACAAATGCTACTGGTGACCTTGTAGGAACTGCTGGTTCAGCAGTCGGAGACCTTTCTATTACCAATGCAGGTCTTGGATTTACTCCAGCAGATGGTAGTCGTACTTTTAGTGG